GTTAGCAATTTTCTGTCTAAATGTTTCTACAAATAGCGGACTAACTAAAAATTCCACATCAAAGTCTCGAGCTTCTTCTAAATCAAGTACACGCCATTGATTTTTTTCATAGCAATTCAATAATTGTTGTTCGATTGTAGATAGTGGAGTAATTTCTTCTATTAGCATACACGTATTTATCGAATTGGGATTTGAGTATCGCTACCAATTCCTGCAGCATTCATAGTAGTGATATTACGTCCTTCGCGCATACTGGCAACAATAGCCTGGCCATAAAGATTGCTGGTATTTGATATTGCTGTAAAGAAAGCAGAATTATTAGGATCTTTTCCTATTTCGTGTAGATTGCTGCCCAATGCCATTACAGCACTTCTTGAATTACCAACAAGCTCACTGAAATTAACCTGCGCTAATGCTAAATTATTTTTTTCAATAGTCAATTGATTAGCCATTGTTGTAAAGGTAGTGTTCAGATTACCTGTAGCTGAACTATAACTTGCTTGTATATTGGCAATGATGTTACTGGTTGCCGGAATAATACCTGTGGTAAATGCCAACTCTAAACTGGTATATGTTCCTGCACCAGGTGATCCACTCGGTATAGTTACTACTACCTGTTCTGGTGGACCTGGATCAGTTATAACAGTATAATTGCCTGCTATAGCATTGGCCATAACAGTGAATGCACCGCTGACAGTATTAGTTAGATAATAAAATGCATTGGCAGCATTTAGTGTAACAATGTTAGCAGTTACTTGATTAAAATCGTCTGTGTATGGGATACCAGCTGCTGAACCCATAAAATCATCTAAGGTCAGTGTGCCATTAGGACCTGTACCAGTTGCCAATGTGTTACCCAATGAGCTTGATACATTTGCCGGGACAGGAGTTGTTAAACCGTTAATAGCCGGTAAGCCTGCATTGGTCTCCAGTGCTGTTACCGCAGCAGCAAAGGCAGGCAATGTAAGATTAAAGATATTTTTAATCTGTTGTAGACTTTGCGCTACGGCCTGGTTGGCCAATGCCTGCGCAGGAGGAGTTACTGTAGATAATAGAATATAACTGGGGTTAGATGCAAATAACGGTAATAGATTATTATTAACAGTATTAGCACTGGTGTAGATATTTGATAATGTGCTTGATATAGAACCAGGATTGTTGCCAGTCGGTGTTGGGATAGTTAATGTTTGATAACTGTGAGGCAAGGTCTTGACAGGATTCAACAGATCGGCCATTGAAGTTAGGCCAGGAGTTGTACAATTGAATATTGTCAATACTTCCTGTAACTGGCTTCCTGTTACCCAGGTCATAACTTGATACATAGTTGCTTCTACAGTAGCAGTAGGAGCAACACCATTCTGTGTTAGATTCTGTAGCGTAGCTGAATCAACACCAGCGGTGTTCAACATTTTAACAAAATCAGGCAATAGTCCTGCTATCTTACTCATGTTATATACTAACGCACTTGGATAACCAAAGTGCTGTAGGTTAGTAAGATCCCACGTTTTACCTAAGGCCAATAAGTCTGCACCAAAGACAGTAAGATTGCTATTGACATTGCTGATAGATCCAGTTGTTACTGAATTCATTGACGTGAAGGTATTTGAAATTGCACCGGTGTTGGCCAATGAATTAATATATTGATTAGTTTGACTAATATAACTTTGTACTATACCATATACCTGACAGAATTTACTGACATCTCCGCTGCCTAAGATACTATTGGCCTGTGCAATTACTACACCAGAAAATCCACCTGTATATGTGTTGGCATAGTTGCCTAATGTGCTGGCGTATGCTGCAGGAACGACGTTAGTAATAGCCGGAACTAAATTGGCAGATAGAGTCTGTAATCCATATACAACATTACTGGTCACAGTACTATTGGCTACGTTTGCGTTAGAGCTGGCCAAGTTGGCTACAGCATTAGATAATACCGATGTATAGTCGCTGACTACAGCAGTATTGTTATAATTGTTAATAGCTATAATTAGATTTCCGCTAACTGCTAAACCTTGATTTTGTAATAGGCCATCATTGGCTATTAACATTACCGAACTAAATGGGCCGTCACTCATTGATTATCCAATAATTACATCTGGGCTACCAGAAGCTATTTGTGTACATCCGGACAAATAATCGCCCTGGCGAGCTGCCGGTTGACCATTGATAAAAACTGTTGCGCTACCTGTTGCAATAGGAGCGGTATGTGGAACACAGTTATGACCGCCTGGTTTTAAATGTACGGTACTTTGATCACCTACTCGTGCAGCAGGAAGATTGTTGATAAACACATCAGATGAACCTGACGCTATTGTATAAGCTGTACAATGTACTACTCCTGGATCTCCTTGTCTTGCTGCTGCTGGCATATCGTCTCCTGTCTATTATTTATCGGAGATAATATGCTCAGTTAATCAAATCGCAATAATTTTAAGATAATCTTCTGTGGCAGCAGTTCTGACGCCAGTTACTTGTAGTGTAACTCGTGGACCATGACTGGCATTGGCTGTAGCATGTGGTATATTTTGCCAATCAAATGTAGTAACATCACCGGCACGCCATTGGCTATGACAGTAATTACCATAGTTCCAAAACTGACCCGGTAGCCAATCAGTTAATTGTATTTGCACACGTAAAACTCTGCTTGGATCACTCGGTAACCATTTTTCTAATTTATCTAAATGATAATTCCAAACTTGTCCAGGTATTTGCACATGAATACGCACCATTGCATTTTCTAATGCAAAACGATCTGCGACCGTTTGTAATACAGGAGGTATGTTCCAGTTTAAGTTAGTGATAACATAATCTTTGCCATAGCCTTCTCTTTCCAGATCGTTATCTTCTGCTGCAAGCTCTGCTTCGGGACGACTCTTACCTGCTTCGCCTCGTGTACGCCATGTCGCTGCCTTTGATTCTGCAATGATAGTATCAAGTTCTGCTGACCAGTTAGGTCGAATTCGACCTAACATAATTACGCGGTCCTGCGCTGGATCAAATCGTGTTGGATCAAAATGATAATTACTGCGCTTTTTAGTTTCGTCCCATGAACTTATCATAATACTGTTACCCTTATGTCTGCTTGTTTATAATCTTGGAAGTATTCTTCCGGTGGCAGCTCAATTCCTAACGTTTGTGCCAGTACACGATTATTACCTAATGTATATCGATCTCCCCAGGCTTTAACTATACCGGCATTTTGTTCGGCTATAATTTTACCCATACGTTTGAGATCGATATAGTACTGGTCATATTTAGGATATGTTATGTTAAAGTGTCCGCATTTAACCCACCATCCTAAGCAGGCATCATCTCCCCTATGCACTAATACAATAGGACAATCTGGCCAAGTCTTTTTGATATAATCAAGGTGGTATGCGAATACATGACTCTTAATAATGCGTACACCTTCGCCGGAGAATGGTCGATCGAATTCAGCTTCGTGCTGTTCTTTTGAATACATAGGCATGCGCAAGATCAGTTCACCAAACTCCATACCAGGATCAAAATATGCACCCATATGCATCAATTGCATTGTACCAGGTGCATCATGCCAATATTCTCGCTCAGGACTTGCATCACTTCGATCAATACTGGGACTAAAATAAATGTTTTTGCTAACACTACTCCATTTTGAGCCTGGTGCACCGGCCATAAAAATATATTTCATATCAATCCAATTTAACAGTTTCTAATACAGGAATAAACGTCTTGCGTAATGTTTCCATTTGTCTACGTAATCCTGCAGGGGTTAATTCCTTTTCTTCTACAAATACAACTTGACTATCGGTCCACTTCTTATATTCTTCTGTACGTGCTGCTGCGGCAAATGCTTTAACATACCAATCAACTACGTCCTTGGGAGTGTTAGGTGGCAGTATAATTGCCCATGCTCCATATACATTAATGCCAGGTGCAATTGATTGTAGTAACGGTACATCAGGAAACTGAGGCATTTTACGATCGCCGGTAAAACCAATTGGTTTTACCTTACCAGATTCGATCAGTGGTTTTGCTACGGCAATAGGCATAATACCAAATTCAGTACCACCGGTGTCTTTACCTACACTTGTAGCTGCCTGCAGTGGACCATTAAAATTAATTACCTGTACTAAATCAGCATTGCCTTTATTCTTATACATCAAATACTCAAATGCTGTACGATGTGCTCCGCCACCAATGGCTACATTAATAGGTTCTTTAGTGTTACGAATATATTCTGCAAACTCAGCAGGAGTATTAATCTTGCTATTACGATTCGCTATTAATACCAATGGACTTTTACCCATTGTCAATACAGGAGTAAAGCTATCGTAGTTAAATTTCTTGATTTTCTTTTCCCAAAAGTCATTGGTAATGAATGTGCTCATATGACTTGGTAGTGCAATTGTATAACCGTCGTTGGCGGCTGTTAAGAAACCGTTCATTGCTATAACACTATCTGCACCGGGTTGATTTAATATAACAAAATTGGCTTTTGGATAGGTTTCTGTTACAATGCTGGCTAATTTTCTAAATGCCAATTCATTGCCAGCACCAGGAGGATTACCAATAACAACAGTAACTGGCTTTGTTGGTTCCCATGCAAAAGCCAAAGCGGGAAGCAAAGCCAAAATGGCTAAAAGTTTTTTCATTATTTTTCCTATTTCACTAACACGGGGCCGAAGCCCCGTTATTGATTACCAACCGTAAGCGTTGGCTACTAATTCTTTACCAGCTGCGGCTGCAACGGTATTCTTACAAGAGATGTCATACAGATCTTTACGCATTGCAACAACGATTTCCTCAATGCGAGCCTGCTCTTCAGCAGTAGTTACTAACTGTGCTAACTTACGTGCACCGATGTTAGCATGGAAGCCTTCATCCTTGGCAATCTTAGCATAGGCATTTGAAACAAATTCATCTTCAATACATTCTGCCATTTGATTCCATACAGCTTCTGCACGACCTTCGGCAACTAATTGATAAGCAGCTAAAGCAGCAGCGTCATCTTGAGCATTGTATTTCTCTAATAGAGCCGCACCTTTTGCAGTTGGCTTTGCAGCTTCAGCAGCAATAGCGGCAGCAACATCAACTGGCTGACCGCTGATATGCTCAATAACTTCTTTAACTAAGCGGAAATGTACTGCTTCGTCGTGTGCTTGTTGGCTTAACAGTTGTAGTTCAACTGGATCTGCATCAGCAGGCATAGCAGCTACTTGAGCAGCAATTTCAACCATGTTCATACGCTCATTAACCATACGTCCAATAAAATGTTCTACAAGTTCTTCTTGAGCAGGCTTGCTATCAAAGTAAGCCTTAACATTGTACTGGCTCGCTTTGAATAATGCCTGGTTGTCCGAAACCAGCTTTTCTACGAATTGTTTTCCTGTTAGCATGAGTTATCCTTTCATATATAATTAGCTAATTAAACAGAGGTGCTAAAATTTTTGCATCTTTGTAAATTTATTTACCTTTTTAGAGAAAAATTTAATGAATAGTAAAATTTTAAAGTGTATTGAAGAAAATTTGCAAGAAACCTTCAATATTGACAAATATCAATATGTTAAGCATAAGATAAAGACAGATGCTAAATTTGACGACTTGCCATGGACGCCTGCACGTAAGAAAAAGTTTATTCAAAAACTTGAATCAACATTTGGTGTGCCAGTTGAACTTGATGGTACAATCGGAGATCTGGTTGAACGTACCGATGTTCGTTATCTTGCTTGGTTTTTTGGCGAAGTTTGGAAGCCTCGTACTGAGCAATATCATTGGACTGGATATCGTATTGCAGAAGAAATATGTCGACTTAATCCTAAAAAGGTTCTTGATGTAGGTTGCGGATATAATCCATTTAAAGGTCGTATTCCTAACTTAGTAGGTATCGATCCTTACAATAATTGTGCTGACTTTATGGTTGATATCTTAGATTATAAAGTAGAACCCGAGTCGCATGATCATATTATTGCGTTGGGATCAATTAACTTTAATAGTCGAGAGGATATTGAAGAAAGATTCAGTGCTACAGTAAATTTATTAGCACCAGGCGGTCGTTTATGGATGCGTGTTAATCCTGGACACGATCATAAAAATGGACCATGGGTTGAAATATTTCCATGGTCCTTTGAAATAGCCTATGAATTTGCTAAAAACTATAATCTAACACTTGAAACACTAAAACAAGATCAAGATAGATTATTCTTTTTATTCAGTAAAAATTAACCTGTAATAATTTGTTTCTTAGCCGGCACATCGATGCCGGTTGTTGCTTTAATATAGGAGACTTTAACTTCTTCTCTTGTTGGAGCAATCATCGAAATCGATGTTGCGTACATAATTACATCTTTATCCATTTCAGCAGTAAACATGCTGGGAATTAACATCGGTGCTCCGCCATTGGGGTTCGGAGCGATACTAACTGGTTGTCTAATAATCAACATTCCATCTTCGGCTTTGATTACTTTAGCAACAAGTTCCTCACCGGATGCTAATTTAATTGTTTGAATTTCATCTATCATAAAGTTCCTGTTTTTTCAAGTTCGTTTATTTTAGCAACAATTTCTTCTTTTGTCAACTTACTTAGCCCCTGATATCCGCCTTCGACAAATAATTGTTTACCAAAATATATTTGTGGCATAGTTCTGTGCCCTTCTGATACTAAAAAATCTCTCGATCCCGGCGTTTCTTCAATATTAATAGTATCGTAAGGAATACTCATACTGTTCAACAGTTGTTTGGCTTGTACGCAATAAGCGCAATTATTTTTTGTATATACTGTAATCATAATATAGTTTTTTTCACCTCAAATTGAATATTATTTTCTTCAAGATACCGATTGAAATATTTCATCCAAATTGGATCTTGTTTTTTACCGATTCTTTCAGTTTCTTCATCTTTCCATATGTACAATACGCTGCCATCATCAGCATCCTGTACAATAAGATCGCCTCTATCTATACATTCTTGTCGAGCAGCGAATTGTCTGTTTTTTGCTTCCTTGAACTCTTTTTGTTGATCTTCCGGAAGTGTTCGCAACCACTCTACTATTGTAACTGCTGTTTGCCCATCACCAGCTCGAAATTCAAACTCGTGTTTAACTGACATAATTTTTATAAGTTTGGTAGTGCATCGTAATCGAGATCGTCACTCATAACGCCAATTACATAATTTGTTGATTCTGTTTCTTGTAATGCCGACTGCTTCTTATGTATGTCTGTGTGCTTGTTGAACCAAGGAATTGGTGTGCTACGTGGAGCAGTACCTTGATACTTAATTCCAATTTGCTTGAGAGCATCCACAGCAGTATAGTCTACAAAGTCAATTAGAATGTTAGCATTAAGACCAATCACTGGACCTTTCTTAAACAAGTATACAGCCCACTCTTTTTCTTCGCGTATAACATCTTTATACATAGCATAAACTTCTTCTTCGCATTCGGCTTTAGCTCGAGCAAAACGCGGATCCTCTTTAACTACTTGATTGATAATCCAAGCTGTCCAACCTTTGTGTAGCAATTCATCTTGTAAGATAAGACTGATAATATTACCATTACCGATGAAGATACGATTCTCAACCATGGCCAAGCTGGTAGCGAACGAAACCATGAAGCGGAAAGCTTCGAGTGCATAGCTGGCATTAAGTGCTAACCAAATTGCCTTAATGTGTGCTTCTTCTGTAATTCCACTGATGCCTAATTCTACAGCAGAATTAATGCGATGTAATTCATCATAATATTTGCCAACACTACTTGCCATATCAATGATCTCTTTAGTGTCATGGATAGTGTTAAACACATCCTTAGGCACATTGTAGATATTGCGAATGATATGACTGTAACTGCGACTATGAATATTTGTTTCAAAGAAGGTCCAATTGTACACTAATGCTTCGAGTTCGGGTAAGCTAATAACAGGAGCAAACACTTGACTTGGGCCACGGCCTTGCAAACTGTCTAAAGCAGTTTGACGTAGTAAGTTACTGGTAAAGATATGTTTAACTGCTTCGCTGGCATCTTTAAAGTCACCTGCATCTTTGGTCAGACTGATTTCTTCTGGTACCCAAAAGAAGCCACGTGCCGTAGTTTCGAAGTTGGCAATCTTGTTATACTTGACTTCTTCGAAACGCTGAATGGTTACAGGACCCGATGGATCTAAAAACATTTTACGATTTAAGTAATCTGTTTTTGTGTGTAAATCGTATTGTGCTTTACTCATAGCTTACATGCCTCGCAATCTTCTTCATTATCAAAATCAACTGCCTCTAAGGGAGCAGGTGTATCTTCTGGTGCTGCCTTTGAACCTTGTTTGTTGATTAAACTATAGTAGAAAGTTTTAATACCCCATAGTTGAGCCTGCATCAAGTTCTTAGCAATTAGTGTAGTCGGTACTTTACGTCCTGGAAAATGTGCAGGATTATAAAATGTGTTTGTGGATATTGATTGATCAACATACGCTGCTAACACAGCCGATGTCTTTAAGTATCCGGCACAGTCAGTCTGTTCCCACATCAGCTGATACTTGTTTTTTAGCTTTTGGTATTCTGGAGCAACCTGTACAAGTGAACCAGCTTTTGATTCTTTAACAGTAATTAAACTCATTGGCATTTCAATACCGTTGGTCGAGTTGATTACAACCGAACTGGACTCAACGGGTGCGATTGCCATTTGTGTAGCATTACGTACACCATACTGTTTCATATTGGCTCGTAGTGTTTCCCAATCAAGTTCTGGTGTAAAATCAGTTAATTCATTAACACCGGCAGCACGTAATTCCCAAGGGAATGTACCTTGACCATAACGTGTTTGATCGCTGTTCACACACTTACCACGTTCTTTAGCTAACTCTACACTTGCCTCAGTTAGATAAAATGCCTGGTGTTCCATCCATGACTTAACTTCTGCTAATGCATCTCGTTCGCCGTACTTAAGACTACGTTTAGCGTGCCAATAGGCCAAGTTAGTAATGCCAATACCCAATGGACGTATTTCTTCGTTGCTTAACTTGCTCTGTACCGATAAGAAGTCTTGATAGTCTAAGATGTTATTTAAGCTGCGATGCAGTATGCGACAAGCACGGCGCATATCTTCCGGATTACGGAATGCACCCCAGTTAATTGAACCTAATGTACATAGTGCGATACGTCCTTTGTCGTCATCTAACCGCTGGAATGGTACAGTAGGTAATAAGATTTCGCAACATAAGTTGCTTTGATAGATTGTATGATACTCAGGATCAAATGGTCCTTGATTCATAACATTGTCTATAAACACAAGATAGATACGTCCTGTATCTGTACGTTCTTTTAGTATGCCGCCTTTGAATACTTCTTCAGCTGACATGGTTTTCTTACGTAGGTCACGACGTTTTTCATACTTTAAATATAGTTCTTCAAACTTAGCTGTATCTGTATAGAAGGCTTGATGTAGATCCGGTACTTCGTTAGGATCAAAGAAAGTTATTGTTTCTTTGTTTTTAAACCGACGCCAGAAGAATGAACTTAAAACAACACCATAATCCATAAAGCGTACACGGGTTTCTTCTGTACCTTGATTATTTTTAAGAACAATAAGGTCATCAAACTGATAATGCCATATAGGATAGAATACTGTAGCTGATGCATTACGAATACCGCCTTGACTGCAACTACGTAGGTCACCAAACCATTTCTTTAAGAATGGAACCATACCTGTATGCATGATCTCGCCGCCACGTATAGGAGCACCTAATGGACGAATACGTCCTACTTCAAGACCAATACCAGCACGTTTGCTGGCATACTTGGCCATCATCTCGCCTGAAGCAAAAATACTGTCGAGGTTATCATCGCTACGGATAAGAACGCAAGAGCTGAATTGTTTTGTAGGAGTGCCCAGACCAGCGAGGACAGGAGTAGCAAGAGTAAAGAGGCCATCGGAGGCAGCATTATAATATTCCTTGATGTACTTCATACGAGCCGAGTTAGGCTCTTCTTTATGGAACACAGTGGCCGCAGCAACCATATAGCGTACCTGCGGAGTTTCGTAAATTTCTTTAGTGGCACGATTACGTACCAAATACTTTTCAATTAGCTGTTCAATGGCAGCATAACTGTATTGTTCATCTTTGGTGTGATCGATGATGTCATCCATACGATTCCAATCATCTTCTGTGTACCACTCTAACAGCTCAGGAGTATACAGTCCAATTGAAACATTCCGACATACGATTTCGTACAGGCGAGGAGGCTCGTAGTACCCATATACATCCTTACGTAGCATTGACAAACGCTGTTTGCCTGCTACGTATTGATAGTTTACATTGCCAATATCGGGATTTGATTCTACATCAATAAGATCAACAATAGCACGTAGTGTGATACCGTCAATTTCTTTAGTAGTGATTCCATCATAAAAATGTGGTTGGCTTTTGATTTCGATCATCGATTGACTTACGTCTGCTATGCCACTGCAGATTTTGGTAATTTGCGCTTGCCACTTATCGATGTTTAAAGGCTCACGATTACCGCTTCTTTTTTGTACTTGAATTGTCATTTGTCGCTTATTGTAAAAAACTTACTAACTCAGAACTGTCGATAATGTTCTTAACAGTGATTATTGGTGTTGAGTGGATATTTAACATCTCATCAGGGGACCAATTCAATATATATTTCCCACCATCGACCAGGACTAAATTGTCATCATTGTTCTGAATTATTTTTAAATCTGTGTACTTAGGATCGTCTATTAGCATTATAGTATACACTATACCCAATGCTCTTGCAAGTTCGCAATAGCCATTGTTATTCAATAACGCCCAGGGATCTGGCCAATTTCCCCAGGTAACTCTACGGTTTACAATAGGTGCACGAAACCACCACTTATTGACTGCAAGCAGTTGTTCTTCTAACGGTAGGGATTCGGCTGACTTTCTGAGATTAACCCAGTCAGTCAGCCGATCTTGAAACGAAGCTTCCCACATTTAAGCAAGGTTTGATATAGAGTAAGTTAAAATTCCGGATATACCGGTGTTAGTTGAAGTGTACTGCACTACTGCATTAGTTCCTGAAGTAGTAACTGATAAGGTTATTCCTGTATCGGCATTTTGTGTATAATCATCACTGTAATGTACTGAAGTTCCTGTTGTACCTGATACAATTAATGTGCCATGTCTAAATGAGTTATTTCTTGTAATAGTATAATCAATGCTAAAGGCTTTGGTATTAGTAGTGTTAACTGAGCATATAGGTTGATTAGTTACGCTGTTAGCTAATGTAAATGTTCTGCCAGATACTCGTGTATAACGTCCTAACTGTAGTTGGCTGGCTGTATTTGTAATACCACCGGTTATTGATATACGAGGAGAAACTAATGCATCTGCATCTACTCGAGCAAACATATCAGATATCGATACGTTGTTATCATTGCCGAATAAAATATTTGTTGTAACCGGACTACCAGTATATTCGTTTCCTACATTATAAAAAATGTTATAAGCACTGACGTTTAAATCAATAGCACCGTAAACAATACCTTCTTCATAGATATTATCAAACATATTTTGTACTGCACGGAATCCTGTAGGACCACCATTCACTGGGCTACCGGCACCTAAAACAATACCTTGGAATAGTGTATTGAATACGCTGTTGCTGACTGTAACCGATTCGATTTGTTGATCGGTGTTTATGCCATATGTTAATCCGCTGAATCGGCATTTGTCAAAATTAATTTGATTACAAACAAGTGTGTTAGTGCTTAAGAAGCGTACACCTGCAATGTTGTCTGCTGCTAAGTCAGATATAATGTTGCTTTGTGTTAGGTAACCTTCAAAGTTAACACTATCAAAATAACATTGTGTGGCATCGGCTACT